GATCTAATTTAACGTGTGTTGGCTTACCGAAGAAATATGTGCCGCTAACACCTATGTTTAAATTTGTGCTCGAAACACCGTTAACATAAGATAAAGCTGGATAAACGAGTGCGCTGTAATTGTTTGAACTATCTACACCGCGGCCCTCACCGTAGGGAAGGCGATACACCATGACATTTGCTGGTGACTGAAATACTGCTTTAGCTGAGTGATAAAAATATCTTTCTGCGCCATTTGTAGGGGTGCCGAATATTTGTTCGAATTCTGAAAGAGAGCCTACAAGAATAGGTTCACTTGTTGGGCCTTTTGGAGCAAACCCTGGAATAAAAATTGTAGTAGGCGGTGCTCCTACTGCTCTCAACGAAAGATCAGACTCACTAATTTGTACACCTGGACTTTGAATTGTTCTTGCCATATAAAGTATTTATATTTTTTGGGATGTACTTTTCGGCAGTTTATAAACTTTCTATTCCCGGAGCTATTGGCCTTACTATTAATTGTGAGTAACCATAAGAAAATGACGATTCTATTTCTCCGCTATCTCTATAACTATACTCGATGCCACCAAGGTTAACAGGAAAGGCATTAGTGTATAAAAATTCAATTATTCGTTTATTATATTCATCTAATGCAAAAATCGATATATCGCTTCGATACTCCATATTTGGATGTGCCTTAAGTTTTGATCTATCGCCCCCTATAATAGGAGAGGTAAGATTTGTCTCATCATATATACCTTCTTTATCATCGTTTAGAAGATTGAGCCATCTATAAATAACCCAATAGTTATTGAATCGGTTATCTACAGTAAATCTCACTGTGTTAGGCTCGTATGGTTGTCTAGAATGGCTTGATACGGTCATAGTTTGACCTGCATATCGTACATTCACAGGTGGAATATCAACAGATGGTACAACAGATCCGAATACAGAAAATTGAAGTGAATCAGGTATAACTGTCGATTCGTCACGTTCAAATTTTGATGATATAGATTTTAAGGCATTAGGTAAATTTAATACTATTACAAATTTATCCTTCCTTGATTTATTAAAGGGACTTTGAATATATGATATGTCGTTAGCCATTATAACATTCTCCAACCTTGTTCTTCAAGTTCACTAATGTCAGAAAATTCAGTTTGATTATTTCCTTGCATTATAATAGGTAAGGGTTGTGAACCTTCACCCATATTTTTTTCATTAGAGTAAATTGAAGTTGGGTTTACAAAATATTTAATACCATAGTCAAGAGATTTAAGTAGTAGTGGTTTATGATTTAAATCAAATTCTGCAACTTCAAAATATTTTTGAACTATATCATCATCTAATATCATTAACCCCCAGATTAAACTCATGACTCTATCATCCCAGTTATCTGATCCTGGTTTTGCAGCCCATGTTCCGTTAGGGTATCTAACAAAGTTTTTAAGCTCATTAAGTGTTTTAATATCCCTTACTTTGACACACTTTAACTCATTAACCCAATATCTCATGTTTGTAACACCCTTGTATTTGGTATTAGTGTGTGCAACTATACCAACTTTATTAAAACTAAGCTTACCTGCTTTTGCACCATAACTTACAATATTTTCATAACCGTATGTAAACTTAAGTTGGTCTACTACTTGTGCACCGCAGTTATTTCTTTCTATTAATGCAAGAGGTGATCCCCAGTGCTGAAGTATTTCATAAAGCTTAGTTGTAAAATTAATAGGGCTTATTGCTCTATTATGGTATACAGCTACTTGTTTTATGCTTCGTAAATCAGTTATATCCAACACTTGAATTACAGAAGCAGCTTCACCAACACCCTCACTAATATCTACACCGACAACATATATGTTTTCCTCGTTAGGTTCTTCCCATATAAGATATTTTCCATCATCATATATAAATGTTGGTTCAGTACACTCAACTTTGAGCTCATCAAATAATGCTTCATTTACTGCACTTTCACCTGTCTGAAGAAACACATTACCAAACTCTTGATCAAAAAATTCTCTACTACCTAACTCTTTAATTGTATTTTCTTTCCATACCTCATCACGGCCTGGTACCTCCCACCAATCAACTCTTTCAGGGTACCATCCGTTTTTACCGTCTATAGCATTAGAATATAGATCATGAAATAGATTACCTGTTCCTTTAGGTGTACTTGCTACAAATATTTTTGATTTTTTAGATGATGAAATAATTGGGTAAACAGATTTCCAAAAGTCCATTACAAGATGGTTATCAATGAATGCCAACTCATCAAGAATTAAGCAATTACAACTATCACCACGACCGGCGTCACTACTTGTAGTAGATATACCTATACTTGAACCATTACCAAGTGTCATTGATGTTTTACCATACTCTACTGTACCGGGCTTAAGGTAATTTGGTAGCTTTTCATAGGCCATTCTTATACGTTTAAAAATATTAATTGCAGTTTGCTCTTTGTTAGCGACAACTAATATACGTTGATCGTCAGAGAAACACGCAATCCATAGAGCGTATATTGTCATAAGAGTGGTTTTACCAATCTGACGGCTTGCTAACAATACTACAAATCGATTATCTCTTAAACTTCTTAATATTCTTTTCTGAAAAGGTCTTAGTTTAATTTTTATTTTACCTTCATCGAGGTTAGTAATATAAAAGAAGTTTTCGGCAAAGTAAAGTATATTTTTTTTACATTTTTCTAAATCTTCTACCCATTCAGGATTACTGGCATAGTCAAATGTAGCGTCGGGTGTAGGTAGCGCTTCATTTCCTAAATAGAATTCCTTTTTCTGGTTTTTAGACGGCATATAATATAAATACTTATGCATGAATCTTACGCGTACAATGAGCACAGTTGGTAATCTCTATGAAGAGAAGGTATTCGTACCTAAAGACACCTTTGAACTTCAAACTGAAAAAAAGCCAAAAGAAGCTAAAGCTAAAGCTAAGGCTTTTATTTCTAAGCCTTCAGGTCCTGCAGAAGCAGAAGGTGTAAAGACGGAAGTCATTGATCCAAAAACAGCTAAAGATGATAACTTTTATGAACCAAAGAAATTCTCACAAAATTGTGAAAAAACAGAAACAAAGACTATAAATAATTTTATGAACAAATCTATTTTTGATAAACTCTATGAAGATGTAATGTCGGGCCGCGAGGACGACACAATGTCCAACGATCTCGAAGCTTTAGGTCTTCCTGGTGATGAACCAGCTGTAGAAGGCGAAGGCGATCAAGTAACAATTACTCTCGATAAAGAATTAGCTCAAAAGCTTCATGATGTTTTAATGTCAGTTCTTGAAAGTGACGTAGAAGCAGAAGCAGAAGGCGAAGCAGAAGGCGAAGCCGAAGCAGAAGATGAATCAGCTGAAAATATGTCAGATGATGCAAATGAGCAAAATGAAGCTTTAGGTGAAGCTACACACCTCGAACAATTACCTGATTCAAAAGGTCAGGCTCTCCAAAATAAAAACAACAAGGTTGGAGACACAACATCAAGCCTCAAATCAAATGGCGATGGTGAAGCAGCAGCTACCGATGAATGTGGCAATAAAGATACAGGCAAGCATGCTTTAGTACATGATCTTGATTCTGGTAATCTTAAGGGCAAAAATAACAAAGTAGCCTCAAAAACATCAAAGGTCGGTGCATATTTAGCTGGCTTGAAGTAAACATTAATCAAAAATAGATTTAAAGGGCCTTATTTAAATAAGGCCCTTTTTTTTGCTTAAATAATTACGTGAATAGCTTTAAGGATTATTTTGGACTCAAAAGTGTTGAACCAACAAAAAAGAGACATATGCATCCTGTCGGAAGGGATCCGTTGTCTCATCCCAAATCACCGGGTAAATTTGTACCTGATATGTGGAAAACTGATAACGATGTTGTTCCGGAGTTTGAAGCTCTTAAAAACACGTCGACAGGTAAAAAATTAATTAACCAAAAAAAGGCTGCTAAGTTACGTGTTAAGTTTCCTCTCAAAAAAGATGGTAAACTCGGTAATACAGGGATTTCTATGACTCAAAGTCCGAATGACCCTAACGTCTTCATACTACAAAAATAATATGGGAGTTGAAACAAAAGAATATTATACAGGTGGGTTACAAACAGGATATTATCCTTTCTCTTTTAAGGATAACGAATGCTTTCGTTTTACTGATAAAGACAACAACCAATCTGAACAAATTTTATTCTCTAATTGGTGGAGAGAACAGCTTAATCTTTACGGTCAAAAAGTAAATTACTACGTTAATAATTTTTCACTATCAAGTGCAGATCTTTTATATGGTGAAGAACCTACACAGAAGTTTTCACCACCTGAGAAAATTATAATGGCTGTTAATCTAAATGACAATGCTTTAATGCTAAGCAAATACGGTCTATTGTCAGAAGATGAAGTAACAGCCTTTATTCATATTAGTGGGTTCTACGAAACGTACGGGTGGGGTGCAGAGCCAAAATCAGGTGATGTATTTCAATTATGGGAGTTTGGTCGTGATAGACCAGGTGGAAGAGATGGAAAGTTTTTCGAAATTACAGAAAGACTTGACGAAGATGTATCAATGATTAATACTTTAGGTGGTCACTTTGTTTGGCTGATAAAAGCTAAGAGATTTGAATGGTCGTTTGAGCCAGGATTGTCAGGCTCTGCAGTTAATCAACAAGTTTACGATGATACTAAAACAGCTACTGTTACCGGTGCTCAAAAACCATACGATTATAGTGTAGACGAAGAATCAAAAGTTATTTTTGATTATAGTAAGACAGATTACGGTAATGTGTACGGTGGATACTATTAAACAACATCGTCTTGTGGTTGTTGATAATAGTTAGGCAGTTCTTGATTTAATTGTTTGGCAATAAAATGATCCGCTTCTTTACATGACGGGAATTTAACAACATGTTTATTACCGTCCGAACCTAAAAAATGATACTCCATTTCATTACCTACCTTACTAATATGAATAAGCTGGTAGCTAAGACCTTGAGGTAAGATCTTTT